GATGGTCTGCCCTTAGTCCGTTTCTTGTAACGTGTCTTAGTTCCCATTTCAAAGAACTTTAATCTAAAGTCTCCCATAATATGTACTTTACCCTCTGTGGCTTCCTTATTGACCTTAGATTTGATTCCAGAAGAAAAGGTTTTTCCGTTCCACCTGTTTCTGGCATTGGGATTCTTTACTACCTTCCTGAAATTTTTTCTGGTTTCTCTAACCAATATGCCTGTAGCTTTTCTAAGTGCAGTCCTATGTGCTTTCTTCTGTCTCTTGCTATCCAGTGCAGCAAACATCTGTAGGACTTGCCTTGCATCCACATTATTCATTTATCAGTTCTCCAATAATAGTAATAGATTGTTTTGTCCTATCTTCGTTATTATCCTCTATGGACAGGATTCTGTAAGTTTTGCCCTTCCAAAGAATCCTCATAAATTCATCTATGTTATGATACCTTCTTACAGTAAATGTTACTGTATAGGTGTTAATGATTTCATTGTTTTCTGTAACCCTGTTACCTGAATTGAACCTTACATTTGCCCTTGTTGATATGCAATCAATCCAATCTGTTTCTTCCTGTCCGTATTGGTTCTTTGTAATGGTTGCCTTTCTAAAGGTTACAGGATCGGTTAATAGTCCTGCCCTCATTACTTTGTGGAATAGTTTTTATATAAGGAAATTAGGTAATCAAAAGTGTAAGGCACTTTATTTACAGCAGTATAGGCTACAGGTTCTCTGTTAGCGTATAAGTTACCAACTAATAAAAGTATAGCAGCTTTTACAGCAGGCGGTAATTCACCACCTACTGTAATGCTGTCCAATGGAATATTTATATTAATTGAAACAGCATCTTCTGCTATATCTATTAAAGCTAGTATGTATTCATCATCATCTTTAAATGAATTATCAACCAACAGATGTTTCTTTGCTTCACATAAAGTTACATACATAGCTTATTCATAAGTTAAGGTTACGCTTTCAACACTTTCTTTACGAAAGAATCAGCACGTCTGGGTTTGGCATCAAAGTAAGCATTGATAACCAGTCTTACTTTACCGTTAGCTGCCTGTGTATATGGATCTACAGTCAAGTCGATACCTCCCCATTGTCCAATAACCAGATCACTGAAGTTACCGTAAACAATACCTTTTCCAGCTACAGCAGATGTACAAAGGACTGGATAACCGTTTACCTCATTACCTTCCATAATGAAAGAATTTTGATTCTTTGCTGTAGACTTTAATACTGCCTTGGCAGATGGAGATACGATAAACTTAATATCACCTCTTACATTCTTTTCGCCTAATGTAGCTTCCATATTTACAAAGTCGGCATAAGTTACAGCAGCAGTGTCAGCAGTTACACCATTTAACAAACCAGCAGGTTGTGTAGCAGAACCAGCAGCATTACCTAAAATAGTAGCTTCCAGTTTATTTGAAATAGCAGCAACAATATCTCTTTTCAACATTTCTTCTGCACTGTTGGAATCCTGAATAAGGAACTGTTTTGAAACATCAATATAAGCAGTAAGGCGTTTAGGCTCTAAGTTTACTTCACTGAATTTACCTGCGCCATCAGTAGCAGCAGCAACTTCACCAGCCCAACCTACATTAGATCCAGAATAAACTGGAATAGATACATTTCCAATTAAGCCAGTCATATAAGAAGCACCAGCCTGTACTAATACTAAATTGGCTCTTAGAGGTTCTAGGATTCCTAATTTATCCTCTGCAACATTTTCCTGTCCAGCAGTTGCAACAGTAGCCTGAATATTTGCTCTTTCCTCGATAGGCAATACAATTTGTCCAGCATAAGATTGTCCAGCCTTTCTCATTTCATTCTGACCAGCTGTTACTACTTCTAAGGCTCTTTCATCTAATTGTCTGTTATTAGCTACATCATTGATAGCTTTAAGCAATGAAAATTTTTCCATAGTCTTTTTATTGATTTGTGGTTTGTAATTTCTTTTATTCTCTTCTTCTATACCTTTTATCTGGCTGTCAATACTTGCAATCTCTTTCTTTAGATGGTTTAACTCTGTAGCTTCTCCATCATTCAACTTTCTAATTTCCTTTTCAGCATTGGTAATCAATTCCTCTGCCTTCTTTCTTAATTGTTCCTTTTGGTCTATCAAAGTCAAAGTGTCCATTATAGTCCTTCTCTAAGGTTTTGATAATATTCCTTTAATTCCTCTGTGTTCAGTTCCTGCATCTTTCTACAGGCTACGCTGGTATCTGGATAGGCTTCTTTGTACACAGGGGAAACATCAAATAATTCTTTGAATTTGGTGATTCGTCTTAGATATTTACCGTCTGCTCTCTTTTCCCATTTGTCACTATCAATGGTAAAGGCAAAAGAAGAAGTAGTAATATCACCTCTTTTAAGCCCTTCCAGCAATTCATTCCCCAGTGCGGTATCTGGTGCTTCAAATCTGTACTTCAATCCTGTTTCATCTACAAGTAAAGATAGAGAACCAACACCAAATTTACTTCTGGCTAATACCCCTTTATCTTCATTATGATTTAACAGGCATAATATATCTGATTTCTCAATCACACCATCTAAAGAAGAAGGATCTATTATTTCAATGAATCCACCTAGATCTCTGGATTCTTTATCGAATACCAAAGCATATCCTTCTACCGTTCTGGATTCAGATCTTAATTCATAGTTACAGTTTCGTTGTTCTTTCATAGCTTAGTCAATTTTAGTTCAAATATCTGTCCATTCCTGTGTTGGCATCATTTCATCTATTTCTTTCCTGCTATAAGTTTCTTCTTTGGTATAATAATTACTTAAATCGGCTTCACCACTAGTAATGGCATCTAATTTTTTATCTATTTCTGCCTTCTTATAGTAATTAGCACCTAGATAACTCATTGTAACCCTACTTTTAAGATCTTCCTTAGTAGCCAAACCTGTAACATCAGGAATTTCAGACTTATTAGCCTTAACAGATTCCAAATTGGCTATATCTTCATTTACTTGTGTAAGGTCTGGAATTGATTCTTTAATACCTGTCAGTTCCTCCTGTAAATCCTTTTGTTGGGTAATATCACCTATAATAGTACCCCAAACAGGTACTACAGTCCCACCAGAACCAACTACTACATTAGCCCTGTCCAATTCCAATTCATATTTATTGTTATTGGTTATTTCTACTTTATACATAAGCATTTAGATTTTAAGTATAAATTAGTCTGTCCTTTTATTACTTCATCATAGAAGCCATCTTTAAAATTACTATTGGTAACTCTGATATGGTACACATAACTTAGTACTCCATCTTCCAGCTTTTCTAAATCCAAAGCATTCAAAGCAATGTAATCAGTATCTTCTTCTGCTATGATTCCAGTATATTTACCAGCAGAATAACTACCTTCTATATATGTATCAGGATCAGTAGTAAAGAACCTTATAGTAAACTCATTAGTAGTACTTATTCTATAGGGTGTACCTTCTGCATCCTTCAATGACAATGCAACCATTATATCACTGCCTTTATATATTTTCTGTATCATTCTTTATAGCATTATTAGAAGGTAAATTATTAACTGCATTATCTAAAGTCATTACATTTACTTGTACAAATGACTTATCCCCATTTTCCAAAGGTTCTAAATCCAATTGCTTTCTTATTTCATTAGGACTGACTACACCAATATTAAACAAGGTCTGGTAATATGTAGCTAAACTGGCTTTATCTGCCCTAAGTAATACAGACGTATCGAATCTTACATCTATGCTGTTCTTTTCAGAAGGTTTGTATAGTTTACGTTCAAACTCCAGTTCTATTTTCTCTAATAAAGGTGATAACGTATCAGTAAGGAAAGCTAATTGAGTTGCTTCTACCGTACTGTAGCTGGATTTACTAAGGTCAAATGCCTTTACTGGTGATACTCCAAAGAACCTACAAATGTCAATTACATTAAATTGTCTGGTTTCTAATAATTGTGCATCACTAGGACTGACTGTAATTGGTTGGAAGTCCATATTTCCCTGTAATACGGCTACACCATTTGGCGTACCAGTCATAGGGCTGAATGTACTTTGCCAACTTTCCTTAATATCCAATTGCTGTTTTGGCGTTAAGCTGGATTGTACTTTGATAATTCCAGCCAGATTTGCACCGCCTTTAAAGAACCCCTCTGCGTGTGCTTCACTGTCTGTAGCCAGTCCCAAAGTATTTCTGGCGTGTTGTAATGTACTGATTCCCGTAATGCCATCATAGCTGAAATTCAGTATATGAATCATATTAACAGGTTCTACCAGTTGTTTAATGCCAGTAACATTATACATTATCTTGTTCTTTAAAGGATCAACTTTTGATATAGTGACCAATTCAGAAGGAATCAGCTTCAAACTTACTGCATCACCTTTGGCATCTCTTTCAATTAAGGCGTAACCATTACCATTTAAAAGGACAGAGGTAATCAATGTTTTCATAAAAGTAAACCTGCTCATCTGGCTGTTTGGCTCTTTGTTCAGCAGGTAGTAAGTGGGATGTTCCAGATACTTTCTTTTATATCCGTCCTTGTCAATCTTATATGGCTCTAATGGTAATTGTGCCACTGAATCACCAATTACATCTACACACCTGTAGACAGTGGAAAGAAGCATAGATTTATCAGTCCTGTAGCTGGAATTTGTATTATATACCAGACTATTAAGTCCATAAAGTGTATAGCTTCTTTCTTCTTGTGGCTCTTTCTTTTTAAATAAATCAAAAAATCCCATCAATTAAGGTTTTATATTGTAAATATCGTATTGGTATAATGTGGTGTCAGCAGATAACCGCCTAATGCCTGTATCATAGCAATCACACCATCAATTTTCTTTTTATCCTGTGATTTTACCGGCTTTACATTGCCACAATAGTCAGATTTCAGAACTACATTCCTAAAGCAATTTCTAGTAATGTCGTTATTGTCTATTACTGCTTTTCCTGACAATATAAGCCTTTCCAGTTCTTTGGTAGGTCTGTTGAAATTGCCTAAAGTCTGTGAATATTCTTCTAAGGGCAAACCTTGTTCAGTTGCATTAATTGCCCATTGTGTAGCATTGAATTTATCGTAGCTGACAGATATTATATTAACGACTTCTCTGTATTTCAGAATATCAGTAGTTATGTAGTCATAATCCGTAACGTTTCCAGGTGTTACTGTAAGCAGTCCCAACCGCTTCCATAACTTGTAAAGTTCTTTATCAGCCTTTTCTTCCAAAGCTGCTTCTGGCAAATAATAATGTGTTTTGAAGTAATATTTTTCGCCATCAACAACTAAGAAGGATGCAGCCGTTAAATCGCTTGTTGCTCCCAAATCCACACCTATATAGCAGTCCAGACCATTTAAAGAAGAAAGATCCACTACATCACTGCACTTTACTATATAGTCCTCTGGAATCCACACGGTAGCAGAATCACACCAGATATTCAATGTCTTTGTTTTAACTCCAACTTCATCACTAGGATTATTCTTTGCCTGTTTAACTTGCTCCCTGATATATTTCTTAGTAACAGTGATTCCTAAGTTTGGAGCACATTTACACCAGTTCTTTTCACTGTCCCATTTATCGCCTTCATCCAAACAATAAATGGCTATAAACATACTGTCATCTTCCTTTAGATGGTTTAGTACTTCTATAGCTACTGTTCTTAGTTGATAACAGGGTAAAGACTTGTCAAATCCAGCAGTTGTAATGGTACAAAGATGTGGATTCTCGCGCATCCCCATACTGGATTTAATTACATCTCTAACCTTGCTGTTGGCTGCTGCGTGATATTCATCGAGTAAACCAAAGCTAGCGTTAAAACCATCCAGTTTGCTATCATCAGCAGCCAATACTTTCAATTTGGAACTGGTAAGACTGAATAAAATATCAGCCCTGTAAGCAGTAAGATACTTTCCTTTTGGATCTAAGCCTTTACTGAACTTGCTGCACATATCGAATGCAATTTTAGCCTGTTCCTTACTGTTTGCAGCCAATAATACTTCTGCGCCATCTTCACCATCAGCAATTAGATAATACAAGCATAATGCAGCAGCTAAAGCCGTTTTTCCCTGCTTTCTTGATACTTCAATATAACTGCTGGTATATCGTCTAGTACCTGAATCCTTCCAGTACCAGCCTACTATGTTGGCTACTATGAACTGCTGCCATCCTTCCAATATAAAAGGCTTTCCAGAATGCTTACCTGTGTAATGTGTCAAAGTAGAAATGAATTGGATAGCCAGATCTACTTTTTCTTCTCTAAACTCCAGATCTTCCCTTTGTAAATCATTCAGGAACCTTTCACAAGCTAATTTTATATACTCACCAACGACAATACTTCCATTTAAAACCTTATCCGCATATTCGTAATAAGGTTTCATTATCTAACTTCCTTTGCAGTCTTTACAAATTTCTCCAGTGGTGAATCTTCTTCTTTTTCTTTATCCAGTTTAGGTAATTTTGTTCTGGATTTGGCGGTAAGTCCAAACTCCTGCATAATTTTTACTGCCTGTATTTGTGCATCTTTGGCAATAGTTACAGCAGGATGCTTTACAATGTTACCCTGTCTATTTTCAATTGTTGCTCCCTCTCTTTCTACTTGCTTGGAAGCATTAATAAACATACTGTAATTTCTTGCCAACATATCTAACGCTGCTACATCTACATTTTCCAGTACTCCAGATTCTTCCAGTCTGGCTAATACGGTTTTCATATATTCTTTTGCTTCTTTACATACGTCAGACGGTGCTTTGTAGTCTATCATAATTAAATTCTTATTTTAAGTGTACATATCCATTCGTATCTGTGTCTGCTCATTTATCTTTCAAACTTTCAAATACTAACCAGTCTATTGGCAGTCAATTATTTGATTATTAGTATTTTACTTGTTCTTGCTGTAAAATATCCGTATCTTTGTATATGATTAAAAGCCAATACATTAACATTAAAAATCACAGTTTATATGAAGGAAAGTATGTCAGAAAGAATTACAGTTCGCCTAGATGGTGAAACTGCATTGAACATAGATATTATGAATAAAGCTACTAATACTCCAAAAGCCCAGATAATAAGAATGATACTAAGAGATTTCTTTGCTAAGAATGAAGAACTGTTAGACAAATACTATGAAGAAATTAAAGCCCAGTAAAGAAGTGTTGCTGCAATATCTATATGACT